AAGGAATACTTGATAAAGTTATTACAACAGACAAAGAGCGAGATGAAGCCAAGCTCGCACTTAAAAGATTATTACTCGAAGCCGAAGCTGAAGCTTTTGCAAAAGAAGTCGAAGACAGAAAGAGCGCTAGAGATATGTATAAAGACGATGCGCTTATTCAGAAAATACTTGCCTCGCTCTTCACAATAGCATATTTTGCTTTAAGTTTTGTAATGTTTAGATTCTTCATGATGGGTGATATAGACCTAGGAGAATTTGAGATAAGTTTTATCTCTACAATATTTGGAGCTATGAGCGCTAAAGTAAACACGGTTGTCGATTTCTTTTTCGGCGGATCGTCTAAGAAAAATGAACAACAACAAATAAATAATAAATAATTATGAATAAATTTTTTACAGTAAATGTAAACCCTACTATGACAGCTGCTCAGCAAGCTGTATTTGCAGATGGAGATTTAATGATTGATTGGTATGCCTTTGATATACCTAACGGTGGTAATAAATTAATTAGTGCATATTTAAAAACTAGATCTGCAAATGGTACGCTCCAAACTCATCACGCTGAAGTATATTTTGCAAAAGACCTAATAATTGGTGATGCGGTTATCGAACCAAAAAGTTTGGGTAGCATTAATGCGTCAACTACTTTGAGTAGTAAAAGCCAAAATAATATGATTGGTTTTTTAGCATCAGAAGAAGGTACTCAAGTAGGTACCACCATGGATTTTTGTTATATACAAAGATTAAGCACCATAGTTAAACAAGGTGGTCTAGAGCAGATTATTATTCAAGGAGAACCTAATACTGGAACATTAAAAGGTTACAGTAGGGTATACGTAGCTATAACAAGTGCTGATGGAGACCCAGATTTCAGATGCACTGTGAAGACTCAGGGTGGAGGAACAGCTGGAGACGCAACTTTAACTGTTGACACTGTGAGTCCATTAACTGTTTTTTCTGTTGGTGACGTGTTAATAGATGAAGATGAGCAAGAAATAGGTACAGTTGCAGATTTATCAGCTTCTGCAATAACATTTGATAAAAACGGTTTATTAAACACTGTAGGTGATAACAAAAATATTTTTTCTAAAAGTCCTTTGAAACTTGTGTTAGGATTTGAAAGATAAAAATTAAATTAAATTAAATTAAATTAAATAAAGATGGCAAAAGAAAAATTAGTTGATCTTAAACCTAAGGTTGACAAAATATCAGACACGCATTTAAAAGAAATGCAAGAAATAGTAAATATTACTAATAATATACAGTTTAATATTGGTAAAATTGAAGGACAAAAACACAGCTTATTGCATGAGCTAGGCTTGTCACAAAAAAAGATTTTAAATCTACAAGAAACTCTTTCTAAAGAATATGGCTCTTTTGATATTAATATAGCAGATGGAACTATTAACTATCCAAAAGATGAAAAGTAATATAATCAGAAAAATTACTATAGGTAAAGATTATAAAAACGACTCCATGCACTACTCTGTAGGACAGGAAGTTTATGGTGGTCATAAAATCTGTGATATAATAGAAGAGGAAGATAAATACTGTATATACATAAGAAAAAAAGATATAGTTATACCTTGGAAAGATTTTAACAAAAATATGGCTATATCTATTGAGTATAACTTAGAATACTAATGAGAGCTTATAAAGATTTTATAGTATCACCAATAGGTGAAAGATATACTAATTCTAAAAAAGTTGGTGATAAAAACTTAATACTTAATACTGAGATTTATAATCATCAATTTGTAAATAGAAATGCAAAGGTTGTTGATATTCCTTTATTATTTAATTCGCCACTAAAACAAGGCGATGAGGTGATAGTACATCATAACATATTTAGAAGGTGGAATGATGTAAAAGGTAGAGAGAAAAATAGTAGGTCTTACTGGAAAGATAATAAATACATAATATCTCAAGATCAAATATTTCTTTACAAACAAGGAGGTTGGAGAGCTATGCCTGGTTTTAGTTTTGTAAAACCTTTAAAAGCGGTAAATAGTTTTAACACTGAGGATGAAAGACCTTTAATAGGCATAATTAAGTATAGCGATGGTACTTATAATAAAGAAGAATTAGTAGGTTTTATGCCTAATAGTGAATATGAATTCATTATTGATGGAGAAAGGTTATACAGAGTTTTAAATAAATTTATTACAATTAAATATGAATATCAAGGAAACGAAAAGGAACATAATCCAAGCTGGGCACAAGGCGGTTGAAGAGCTAATTAAGGTAGCTAGAGAAGAGATAGTTGATTCAGACGAAGATATATCAGCAGATAGATTAAAGAACGCTGCAGCTACAAAGAAGTTAGCTATATTTGACGCGTTTGAAATATTAAATAGAATCCACGAAGAAGAAAACATGTTAGAAGGAAAGCCTGTAGAAGAGGAAAAGAAAGTTACTTTCAAAGGATTTGCAGAAGGAAGATCTAAATAATGTACGAACAAACATTAGTTAAGGTTGTAGAGCCTATAAAAATAAACACCATTAAAAGACTTAATAAGTCTAAAAAATGGAAGTATGGTTACAATAAAGAAGCTGACATAGTTTCTATATCTAAAACCGGAATGATAGGTGAGATAATAGAGATACAAGGTTTTCAAATAGCTTTACCTAAACAACCTAAAGAGATATATTCTTGTAGTAAAGTTAAATCAGAACAAAAATGGAAACAGTTTCCAGCTAATCCTGATTTTAAAAGAATTAAAACGGTATTTGATTGGCAAGATTATCCAGATGACTTTAAAGAAAAACATTATGGATATATAGACGAAGAGTTTAAAAGAAGAGAGGAAGGGTTTTGGTTTATGAATAATGGTAAACCAACATATATAACAGGTACACACTATATGTATTTACAATGGAGTAAGATTGATGTTGGGGCTCCAGATTATAGAGAGGCAAATAGATTATTCTTTATATTTTGGGAGGCTTGTAAAGCAGATAAAAGAAGTTACGGAATGTGTTATTTAAAAAATAGACGTTCTGGTTTTTCATTTATGAGTTCAGCTGAAACTGTTAATTTAGCTACATTAGCTAGTGATAGTAGATTTGGGATACTTTCTAAAACCGGTAGTGATGCAAAGAAAATGTTTACTGATAAAGTGGTACCAATTAGTTTAAACTACCCATTCTTCTTCAAACCAATACAGGACGGTATGGACCGGCCAAAGTCCGAACTCGCTTATAGAGTCCCTGCAAAGAAGTTCACTCGTAAGAAAATGAGGGAACGAGAGGAGCAAGATGATATGGAAGGACTTGATACAACTATTGACTGGAAAAATACAGGTGATAATAGTTATGATGGTGAGAAACTTTCACTGTTAGTACACGATGAAAGTGGTAAATGGGAGAGACCTGATAATATAAAAAATAACTGGAGAGTTACAAAAACTTGTTTAAGGTTAGGTAGTAGAGTTGTTGGGAAATGTATGATGGGGTCAACAAGTAATGCTTTAGATAAAGGTGGTGATAATTTTAAGAACTTATACAACAATTCAGATGTTACAAAACGAAATCGTAATGGACAGACTAAGTCAGGATTATATTCTTTGTTTATTCCTATGGAATGGAATTACGAAGGCTTCATTGATGAATACGGACAACCTGTATTCAGCACTCCTAGAGAGCCCGCATTTGATCCACAAGGACTAGAAATAGATTGTGGTGTTATTGATCACTGGGAAAATGAAGCTCATGGACTAAAAGATGATCAAGATGCTTTAAATGAATTTTATCGACAGTTTCCTAGAACAGAAGAACATGCATTTAGAGATGAAACTGGTAATAGTTTATTTAACTTAGTTAAAATATATGAACAGATAGATTATAACGAAGGTAATAGAAATTCATCTGTATTAACGCCTGGTAATTTTCAATGGACAAATGGAGTTAAAGATACTCAAGTTACTTTTAATCCAGATCCAAACGGAAGATTTAAAGTTAGTTGGGTACCAAACGGTAAATTACAAAATAACGTTATATTAAAAAATGGCGTAAAATATCCAGGTAATGAACATATGGGCGCGTTTGGGTGTGACTCATATGATATATCTGGAACGGTAGATAGTAGAGGATCAAAAGGAGCTTTACACGGATTAACAAAGTACTCAATGGAAGACGCTCCAGCTAATACGTTCTTTTTAGAATATATAGCAAGGCCACAAACAGCTGAGATATTTTTTGAAGATATTTTAATGGCATTAGTATTTTATGGTATGCCAATACTTGCGGAAAACAATAAACCAAGATTATTATACTATTTACGAAGAAGAGGTTATAGAGGATTTAGCATGAATAGACCAGATAAGATTTGGAACAAACTATCTGTAGCAGAAAAAGAAGTTGGTGGAATACCCAACTCAAGTGAGGATATAAAACAAGCTCATGCGGCCGCTATTGAAATGTATATCAACGACCACGTCGGGTTATTACAAGATGGCACTTATGGTACCATGTATTTTAATGAAACATTGAATGACTGGTCAAAATTTGATATAAACAAAAGAACAAAGCACGATGCTTCTATAAGCTCTGGTTTAGCAATTATGGCTTGTAACAGGCATTTATACAGACCAAATCCAAAACATAAAAAACAACCAGTAAACCTAAATATATTAAAGTATAACAATAAAGGATTTCAATCGACAATAATAAAAAATAAAGTATGATAACGAACGCTCATATAAACTTTCCATCTCAAGCAGTTAGTGATTTAGAAAAACTTTCTGAAGAATATGGACTTGAGGTTGCAAAAGCTATAAGGCAAGAATGGTTTACTGGTGCTACATCTAAATTTGATGATAATATAAATAATTTTCACCAATTGAGACTGTATGCTAGAGGAGAACAATCAGTACAGAAATATAAAAATGAATTATCTATAAATGGTGATTTATCATATCTTAATTTAGATTGGAAACCAGTACCTATTGTTCCTAAGTTTGTAGATATAGTTGTGAACGGTATGTCACAAAGAAACTACGAAATAAATTGCTTTTCGCAAGACCAGTACGGTGTCAGTAAAAGAACCGCATACATGGAGTCTATAATGAATGATATGAAGGCTAAAAATTTTAGCAATCTTGTTAAAGAACAATTCGATATAGATATATTTGATAATGAGCCTGAAACCTTGCCAGATAACGAAGAAGAGCTAGCATTGCACATGCAACTAAATTATAAGCAAGCTGTAGAAATAGCAGAGGAGCAAGCTATAGACGTTTTGATGGAAGCTAGTGACTACGATTTAGTAAGAAGAAGATGTTTGTATGATTTAGTAACAATCGGGATAGGTGTAACTAAAACAACTTTTGATTGGACTGATGGTGCTAAAGTAAAATATGTTGATCCAGCTAATATGGTATATTCTTACACTGAATCACCTTATTTTGATGATGTGTATTATGTGGGAGAGGTTAAAGAAATACCTGTTAATGAATTAGTTAAAGAATTTCCAGAATTAACAGAACCTGAAATAAAAGAAATAGTAGATAAATCTGGAACAACATTTTACGACCAAGGGAATTACAGAATGAATGCTGATAAAAACAAAATTCAAGTTTTGTATTTTAATTACAAGACACATATGAATGATGTTTATAAGTTAAAGAAATTAAAGAACGGTGGCGAAAAGGTAATTGAAAAGGATGATACTTTTAATCCACCTGTAGAAAGTATGGGTGGTGACTTTAGCAAACTAGAAAGAGTTGTGGAGTGCTTGTATGAAGGTGTATATTTGATTGGATCTGATAAATTACTAAAATGGAAGATGGCTGATAATATGATGAGATCAGAATCTGATTTTGGTAGCGTTAAGATGAATTACCAAATAGTAGCACCTAGAATGTATAGAGGTAGAATAGAGTCTATAGTTAGTAGAATAACTGGTTTTGCTGACATGATTCAATTAACACATTTAAAGTTGCAACAAGTAATGTCTAGAATGGTGCCAGATGGTGTTTATTTAGATGTTGACGGTATAGCAGAAGTAGATCTTGGTAATGGAACAAATTATAATCCACAAGAAGCTTTAAACATGTTTTTCCAAACTGGTTCTGTTATTGGTAGAAGTTTTACTTCAGAAGGTGATGGTAATCCTGGTAAAGTACCTATACAACAAATACAATCCGGTGGAGGTGGAAATAAAATACAAAGTTTAATTTCTACATATAATTATTATTTACAAATGATAAGGGATACTACTGGATTAAATGAAGCTAGAGATGCTGCAACACCAGATAAAAATGCTTTAGTTGGTGTGCAAAAACTAGCAGCAGCAAACTCAAATACAGCAACAAGACATATACTACAATCAATGTTATACTTAACAGCTGAAGTAGCAGAATGTATGTCATTACGGATATCTGATATAGTAGAATATTCACCTACTAAAGACGCTTTTATTAGAGCAATTGGAGCGCATAACGTGGCAACATTAGAGGAATTAAAAGATTTACATCTTTATGACTTTGGTATTTTTATAGAGTTACTACCAGATGAAGAAGAAAGAGCTATGTTGGAAAACAATATTCAAGCTGCTATAGCACAACAATCAATTGATTTAGATGATGCTATAGATTTAAGATCTGTTAGAAATGTTAAACTAGCAAATCAATTATTGAAAGTGAAAAGAAAAGCTAAAGCCTCTAGAGATCAACAAATGCAGCAACAAAATATACAGGCTCAAGCTCAAGCTAACGCTCAAACACAACAAGCTGCAGCACAAGCTGAGGCTCAAAAGCATCAATCAAAGACTCAAGCAGAAGCTCAACTAGAGCAAACAAAAAATCAATTAAAAATTCAATACTTACAACAAGAGATTCAAGCTAAAAAAGAATTAATGCAATTTGAGTTTGAATTAAACTCTCAGTTAGAAGGGATGAGACAAGACACTGATAAAGAAAAAGAAGATAAAAGAGAGACTAGAAAAGATCTAAGAGTTGATAGACAAGCTAAGCATCAAATGAATATGATTGAGCAAAGAAAACAGGGTGATGCAGATAAAAAATTTGAATCATCAGGTAATGATATACTTACAGGAGGAGCGAATATGGGAAAATTCGGCCTTTAATTTTTTTTAATATTTTATAAAATTTTATTATGATAGAACTAAATGAAGAAGTTACTGAAGAAGTAACTGACTCTGTTGAAGAAACAACAGATGAAAATCAAGATCAACCCGTAGAAGAGATTACGGAAAATAAAGCGGAGCAACCGCGAGATAATAAAGGTAGATTTAAGTCTAAAGAAGATGACAATGTTATTAAAGTAGATTTAAGTAATCCACCTCAAGAAAAGGAGGGTAATATAACAAAAGTAAACGTAGGAGAAAGTCCAAAAGAAGAAGTTGTTAATGAGGAACAACCAGTAATAGAAGAGGTTACTGAAGAAGAAAAGGTAGAAGAGGTGAAAGAAGCCGTTGAGGAAGTAATTGCTGAATCAGAAGCTACCGGAAAACCTTTACCAGAAGGAGTTCAAAAACTAGTAGAGTTTATGGACGAAACTGGTGGTGATTTAAACGACTACGTAAAATTAAATAGAGACGTTAAAGATATGGACGACTCTGACGTATTAGATGAATATTATAGAAATAAGAAATCTCATTTAACACCAGAAGAAAGATCATTCTTATTAGAAGATAGCTTTGGAGTTGATGAAGATGTTGATGATGAAAAAACAATACGTAAAAAAAAGATAGCCCTTAAAGAGCAAGTTGCCGAGGCTAGAGCCTACTTAGACGGGCAAAGGTCTAAATACTATGAAGAAATTAAAGCTGGGTCAAAGCTGACTCAAGATCAACAAAAAGCTATTGATTTCTTTAATAGATACAATAAAGAATCTGAAGAACAGAAGAAAACAATCGAAGCAAGGAAAAAAACATTTTTAAATAAAACTGATAATTTATTCACTGATGAATTCAAAGGTTTTGAATACAAAATTGGGGATAAAAAATACAGATACAACGTTAAGGATGTTGATAAAGTAAAGACAACCCAGAGTGATATCAATAACTTTGTTAATAAGTTTACTAACAATGGAGATGTTATTGACGATGCTAAAGGTTATCATAAATCTTTATTTACTGCTATGAACGCTGATGCTATAGCTAATCATTTTTACGAACAAGGTAAAGCAGATGCTATTAAAAACAGAGTTGCTAAAGATAAAAACATTAATTTAAATCCTAGACAAACTCACGGCGAGACAAACGTTGGCGGAGTTAAAGTTAGGGCTTTAGGTCAATCTTCTTCTGATATTAAAAACAGATCGTTTAAAATTAAAAAGAAAAATTAACTTAAAAAAATTATAAATTATGGCAATTACTCCAGGAACTAATTTGAATAGTGTGCCTGCTCCACAACAGCAAACGCTATCTTCAAATTATGTTGACTTTACGAGCACTTCCACGGAAGGATGGGCTCAACAATACCTGCCTGACTTAATGGAAAAAGAAGCTGAAGTTTTCGGACCGAGAACTATAGCTGGATTTTTAAATAAAGTTGGTGCAGAAGAGGCTATGAGCTCTGATAGAGTTATATGGTCTGAACAATCAAGATTACATATTTCATTAGTAGGTACTATCGATTTAGATGGTAACGTTTCATCATCAGGAGCAAAAGGTAAATTTACTGTAGTTACTGATATAGATGGTAACATTGCTGGTGATGGCTTTGCTATTGCTACTCACGGTGTTAGAAATCACGACATTGTTTTAATAGCAACCGCTGGTAAAGTATCTAGATGTATGGTTGTAGCTGTTGATGGCGCAGATATAGGTCTTAGAGCTTATGATGAAGATGTTTTAACTGGACACTCTGAAGTAGCTAGTGCTGCAACATTATTAGTTATTGGATCTGAATTTAAAAAAGGTGATACTTATGACGGCCAAACAGCTGCTGACAGAGGATCTAACGAACCTACTTTCAAAACTTTCACTAACAAACCGCTTATCATGAGAGATAACTACGTTGTTTCAGGATCTGATGCATCTAGAATTGGTTGGGTTGAGATTTCTTCTGAAGAAGGTCAATCAGGTTACTTATGGTACTTAAAAGCTGAGGCTGACACAAGAGCTAGATTTAATGATCACTTAGAAATGACTATGCTTGAAGCTGTTAAGGGTTCTAACTCTACAAATGTAGATGGTGAATTAGGTTTTGGCACTGAATCAGATGCTGGTACTGAAGGTTTATTTGCAGCTATCGAAGATAGAGGTAATGTAACTACAGGTGTAACAGGTGTTAATGCTGCTACTGATTTAGCAGAATTTGATGCTATTTTAGCTGAATTTGACAAGCAGGGTGCTATTGAAGAAAACATGATGTTTGTAAACAGAGCTACATCTCTAGCTATTGATGACATGTTAGCTTCAATGAATTCTTACGGATCTGGAGGTACTTCTTATGGAGTATTCGACAACGAAGAAGAAATGGCATTAAATTTAGGTTTCTCAGGATTTAGAAGAGGTTCTTATGACTTCTACAAATCTGATTTTAGATACTTAAATGACAAAGCTACAAGAGGTGGTATTAATGATGCTGCTGGATCTGCCGCTATTAGAGGTGTTATGATTCCTGCTGGTACATCTACTGTGTATGATCAGTCTTTAGGTAAAAACTTAAAAAGACCATTCTTACACGTTAGATATAGAGCTTCTCAAACTGATAACCGAAAAATGAAAACTTGGGTTACAGGTTCTGTTGGAGCTGCTACATCTGCTTTGGATGCAATGGAAATCCACATGTTATCAGAAAGATGTTTAGTTACTCAAGGTGCTAACAACTTTATGTTAATGAAGTAAGACTATTTATTTATAAGGGCGGTCTAGTATCGCCCTTATATTTTTATTAATTATATTATATATTATATTATGGCAAAGAAAAAAGTAACAACTAAGGTTGAAGAACCTATGGTTGAAGAAACAATGGTTGTAGAACAACCTAAAGTTAGAACCCCTGAAATAAAAACTAAACCAAAAAATACTTGGGAAATAAAAGATAGAGTTTATTATTTAAAGGGAAGAAAAAAACCTTTATCACACTCTATAAGATCAGCTAATTTATTTTGGTTTGATGAAGAGAAGGGATATGAAAGAGAAATAAAGTACTGCCAAAATCAAAAAACATGCTTTGTTGATGAGATGAAAGGCGATCAAAGATTAGAGCATATTGTTTTTAGAAGTGGTAGTTTATTTGTTCCTAAAGAAAAGACTACATTACAAAAATTTTTATCTTTATATCACCCTCATAATGGTCAATTATTTTATGAATTCAAACCAGTTGAGGTTGCTAAAAGTCAATTAGATTGGTTAGAATTTGAAGTAGAGGCTTTAACTCTAGCAAAAAACTTAGATATAGATGTAGCCGAAGCTATAATGAGAGCTGAGGTTGGATCAGAAATAAATAACTTAAGCTCTAAAGAACTTAAAAGAGATTTATTGTTATTTGCTAAAAGAAATCCTAAATTGTTTATAGAACTAGTTAGTGATGAAAATGTTCAACTTAGAAACTTTGGTATCAAAGCTGTTGAAGCTGGGATACTTACATTATCATCGGATCAAAGATACTTTATGTGGGGATCGAATGGTAGAAAATTAATGACTGTTCCTTTTGATGAACACCCATATTCAGCTTTAGCCTCTTGGTTTAAAACTGATGAAGGTATGGAGATTTATTCAAATGTAGAAAAAAGAATGAATTAACAATTTTTTAATTAATATTAATAGCCACTCATTTTGGGTGGCTATTTTTATTTAAGTGCTAACCTTTCGCTTTATTATGTAACTATAATATAGTATAAAATATAATAATATGAGTAAATCGAAAGGACTTGGGGATACTGTTGAAAAATTCACTAGAGCTACTGGCATAAAAAGCTTAACAGAATTAGCTATGAAAGCTACTGGTTACAAAGAGTGTGGATGTGATAAAAGAAAAAAGTGGCTAAATAATCAGTTCCCTTATAAACAAAAATAATTATGGCTGTAAGTATAGATAATGTATATCAAAAAGTATTAGCGTTAGCTAATAAAGAGCAAAGAGGTTATATAACACCTCAAGAATTTAATCTATTTGCAGATAGAGCTCAAAATGAAATATTTGATAATTATTTTCATGGGTTCAAAACAGCGCAAAGAAAACCAAATGATCAAATGTTTTATGCTGATGAAGTAGAAATGTTAGAAGAAAAATTACACCCTTTCCATGTTGATACTACAGTGGCTGTTGCAGGTAGTGATTTAGCTTTGCCAACTATACATAAAATAATTAGTATTACTAGAGCTAATGGAACGAGGTTATCTCAATTAAATAAAACACAAATAGCATACACCGAATCAAGTCCGCTTACCAAAGCGACTTTAGTCAGATCTGTCTTTGTTAGAGAAGATGCTAATACAGTATCAGTTTATCCACCAGCTGATGCTACAACTTGGAATATGGATACAACTGTACCACCTGATGGCGTTAATGATTCTGAAGGCTTTGAGGTAAGTTATTATACTGTACCAGCAACACCTAAGTGGACATATGTAGTAGCAGGTGAAAAAGCACTATATAATGCTTCAGCATCAGATGCTCAAGACTTTCAATTACATGCTGGTGAGGAAGAAAACTTAGTATCAAGAATACTAATGTTAGCTGGCGTAACAATTCAAAAACCGGAAATCCAACAAGCTGGAATGCAAGATATGCAATTAATCAAACAACAACAAAATAGCTAATTATGGGATTACTAAACGGAACGCCTCAATCAACTTATTATAACGCTAATAACTCTGCTAATTATGGTAACTATCAGTTTACTACTATGCAGAATATTATTGATGCGTTTATGTATATATATGTAGGTGAGGGTAAAATAATATCTAAGATAAATAGAACAGATGTTCAGTTCCATGCTATGCGGGCTATACAAGAATTATCTTATGACGTTCTTAAATCTTTTAAATCTCAAGAAATAGAAGTACCAAACACGTTGTCAATGATACTTCCTCAAGATTATGTTAATTATATAAAGTTAGTTAGAGTTGGCCAAGATGGTCTAGAGTATCCTTTATATCCAGCTAGTAGAACGTCAGATCCATTTGCTGTAACCCAAAACACAGATGGTACTTATGATTTTGGTACTATAAAAAGAAAATACACAATAACAGTTCCTAATGATGTATATACAGATGGCGCTATAACAACATACTCAGGCGCTATTGTCGCTGATGGTGATTATTTAAGTTTGTGGTATAAAACAGGAGCTGGAACTCTTGGTTATATGTATTTTATATTTGATTCTGATAATGATATGGAAGATGGCGCTAATCCACTTTCATCGCTTGATGGTCCTAGATTTACAGTAACATACACGGTTGGTATGAATGAAGGTCAAATTTTAGAAGTTTTAAAAGCCGCTATTGATGATACTGGAAGATTCACAACGGAATTACAAGGAGATAATTTAATTGTTACGCACGTAGATGATTTACCATCTTCTGGTGCCACTGTTAATGAAGGTCTTTATAGTCAATCTGATGCTCCCGCTGCCACAGACGCATTAAATACTAATGGTTGGGCATTTACATTAACTCAAGATAATGTTGGTCCCTCTGACAACATAACAGAACAAGTACCAAGTAACACCTCTACTAATTTTCAAAGTGATGTTCCAACTAACTACCAACTATACGATATTAATTACGTAAATGATGTTGAAATATCTCCTCAAGGTAGAAGGTATGGTTTGGACCCAAGTCACGCTCAAATGAATGGTTCTTATTTCATAGACAATTTAAGGGGATTAATAAAGTTTGGATCTTCTTTAGCTGGTGTAACAGTAACATTACATTACGTAAGCGACGGGTTAGGTACTGATGCTGAAATGGTTGTTCATAAATTCTGTGAAGAAGCTTGTTATAAACACATAGCATACGGAATATTATCTACGAGATCCAATATACCAGAATATTTAGTGCAAAGATTTAAAAAAGAAAGATTTGCTGAAACTAGAAAAGCAAAAATAAGATTATCAAACATTAAAATAGAAGAGTTCACTCAAGTACTTAGAGGTATGGGTAAACAAATAAAATAAAATTATGGGAGAAATTAAACATGGTTTTACGGCTGGGAAGATGAATAAAGATCTTGACGAGCGATTAGTTCCTCAAGGTCAATATAGAGACGCAAATAATATTCAAATTAGAACTACTACTGGCGATAGCAGTGGTATAGGCGACGCTGGTGTTGTGCAAAATCTACAAGGTAATATTAGTGTGGGTACTGCTACTGGAGACCTGCCTATAGATACTAGCTTTACCGACACAGATTTCACTTGTGTAGGTTCTTTAGATCATGAAAAAACAGATTCAGCTTATTTCTTTTTTACATCAGGTAAGTTCTTAACAACTGACGAATTTTCAACTAGTGAAATAGTTAAGATAGATACTATAATAGAGCATAGTGCTTCAACTAGTTTAAATACACCAGTTGTAGTAGATAGATGGGGATTACAAACACTTATTAGCACAGATGCTTCTTCTGATTTTTATTTCTGGGCAGCCACACCAACTGGTACTATAACAACAATTAGTGTTACATCTACTCTTTCAGCGAAAATAAGGGAAGGGATGACTATTGAATTTACTGATACAGCAAGTGATTCTAATTTCGCTACTGTCAAAATAAAAAAGATAGATGGTAATACTATACATCTATATGATCAAATAAATACCGCAGACGCTACGTGGGCTAACTTTACTCATGCTAGATTTACACATCCTAGAGCTTTAAAGTTTAATAAGAAGCAACTTATAACTGGAATTAATATAATAGATAATTTATTATTTTGGACTGATGGTCAAACTGAGCCAAAGAAGATAAATATCGATAGATGTAAAGAAGGTACTAATGTTAATGGGACTTCGCATACTAAATTATTTATAACAAATCCTAATACAGAAGAATTAGAAGACGCTGGGTCACTAGAGTTAAATGGTCTAAATAGTGATTTATTAGAAGAGCATGTTACAGTTTTAAGACCAGCTCCTAAAACCCCACCAACAATACACACTGAATTAAGAGATGACGCTGAATTGGCCTTTACTGTAGATGATTATTATCAAACTATTACGAGTGATGATGGTAGTGAGACGGAGCTTAGCCTGTGGGATATACAAAGTGAACCAGAGGATATGGTTGGTACAACAGCATTTATAGGTTCAACACTTAACGATGATGGAGTAGAAGTTACTTATGGTATACCTATACCTGATTTAATCCAAGTACCTTTTCAAGTGGGTGACATATTCGTGGTGTCACAAGAAGAGACTGAGGAAGGCTTTACTTCAGTAATTTTCAAAGTAAAATTTTTAGGATATTATCAAGGTTATCCTACTCCAGAACCATCTAGTTTACCTACAAGTTTAATAAAAGTAGAGATAATAAAAGCGCCTAACTATTTACCTAATAATAGTATGCACACTTGGTCATTCAAATTTGTTGATAATAAGGATTCTAAGTTTGAATTAAAGTTTCCAAGATTTGGTTATAGATATAAATATGAAGATGGAGAGTATTCAGCGTTTTCACCTTGGTCTGAATTAGCATTTGATCCAGGTTTATTTGATTATGATCCAGTAAAAGGTTATAACTTAGGTATGGTTAATACTATAAAGAAAATAACTATAAAAGATTTTATACCATATTTTACGGATAGGGCCTTAGATATAACTGATATTGAAATACTTTACAAATCCACAGAATCACCAAACATTTATACTATAAAAAGTATTAAAAAAATAAGAGATGGTGAATGGGAGTTATTCACTCCAAACGGAGATCTAGATCCTAATAATACCACCCAAGGAAATACTGAACTTTCGTGGCTAGATGATTTAGGAACCGGTGCTCTAGAAATAAAATCAGAAATAATACATAGAGTTGTACCTTCAAACCAAACATTGAGAACATTTGACAACGTACCTAGATACGCTTTAGCGCAAGAGATTACTGGAAGTAGGATATTATATGGTAATTTTGGTCAAGGATTTGATATAAAATATCCAGTTGGGCTTAATCAAAACGTCGTCAGTGAAACTGTTAATGGCCAACCTAAAAGATCTGTTAAGACAATTAGAGATTACAAAGTTGGTATGGTATTTGGTGATATATACGGTAGAGAAACACCTGTTGTTGCATCAAATAAAATAAATGTAGGAACCACAATTTATGGTACTGATGAATATTTCGCCGCAACAGATGAATTACAAGTTCCCAAGGAACTTTGTGCTAAGGCTAATAAGCTGTCTGTTAAACAAATATGGGATAAACCAGGGTTACCAGGAGGTGACCCATCTTCCATGACGTGGATGGAATATGTGAAGTATTATATTAAAGAAACTAGTAATGAGTACTATAATTTAGTATTAGACAGGTGGTACAAAGCGAAGAAAGAAAATAATATGTGGTTATCATTTCCTTCTGCTGATAGAAATAAAGTTGATCTTGAAACTTATTTGTATCTAAAGAAAGCTCACGGAAGTGGAGATGCTATACTAGATAAAGCTAGATATAAAATAATAGATATAAAGAACGAAGCTCCTGATTTTATAAAAATAGATTCAAGGAATTTTGGGCTTGTAAACATAACTGGCCAACCAGATGACAATGAAGCTAACTCCCCTATTGGAGCTGCTGATCCTCAAATAAATGAACCTTTCCTTTTAACATCACCAACTAATCATAGGATAGAAGTACCGAAAGCTCAATGGGAGGGATTTTTAAATTTATATGGAGAAAACAAACGTGGACAACTTTACGTTAGGGTTGTAGGTAGAACAGAAAATGTACAATCAGGAGCGGTATTTAATTCAATAACAAGTGGGGATTGGAAAAAAGTAACACACCATTTTGTTAAACCAGGTGAGGATGGCCCAGAAGATGAAGTTGGTGTCGTGACATACGAAAGTTCGTTTTTAGGTTCAGCTGATATGGTGGATAGATTTGCTGATGCTGGGTATGCTATAGATGGTGATTGTGCTGTTCAATGTCTACAGTATTATTTTGAATTCAAAGAAGATGTCATAGAAAACAAACCTGAGTTTGATGGTAGATTTTTTGTTCTTATAGAAAAAGATGAAACAACAGAGGAAATGATAGAGTTGACTACTTCAAATGTAAATACATTCGATGAGATAGATCAATTCGTGATAAGTTATGTAGACTCCCAACAATATACTCCAGCAAAAGAAGGTCCATACTCAAGATATGGTGCGGGCGATGAAGACACATATGGTGCTACTGGTTTAATGAATGAGTTTACAGTAGGAGAGAATGATGATGGAGAAAGTGTTATTTTAACTGATTCAACTGGTAATCCTTATGAATGGTGGGGCTTTGGTCATTTTTCAGATACACTAGCTAATTCACCATCTGTTGAAGGGGATCCTAGAATGGCCCATTATTTCGCTTTAGGATGTAGCCATCAGGCGTATAATGGTCACCCAATTAATTATCCCGCTGGACCTCTGTTTTATGACAACGGTCCAAATAATGGAAGCACTGATATAAACTTACCTGGTACAATTAATTATGCTTATGTTACAATGATGTTTTGGCGACAGTTTAAAATGTTTCATAAGTCCTCTAATTCTAATGGTTATCAAAACACGGGTGCTGGTAATGCAAATATAGCTCATAATCATTTAGTATTTTTAGATTCAGCAAGGGCAAACCAATTTCAACTCCAAGAGTGGGGAACTGACATAAATAATGTTGGTGAACAGGGGGTTCAAACTGTTTATAGTGGAGGTGATTGGATTGTTAGTAATGATTCTGTTAGTGAAGTTGGTGGTATAGGTGGTGGTGGTAATGCTATTTATAATTACAAACCAACGGGTTTAGACGAAGGACACGCTGATGAAGGTTTAGGTAGAATGGTATTAAGTAGAATAGGTGGATGGAGTGCTGATGATGATGATCCCGTTGCTGGAGCAATATGGAATTACTTTGCTGGTTCATCTGCTAGCGCTACTCATTTTTCATTTATGGACGACACATCAAATGATGGTAAGCCTTATGTATACAAAGTGGTAACAGTACATCCAGAAAATCCTGATATTACTTTCCCTGCCGCAATATCAAAACCTAATAGTAGTAGAAACTTTGGTTATCTAGGCGCTGGTGAGCCAATGAATGCTTGGTCTGATTTATGGGGCAATGGTTATGATCAAGGAGATACTAATTGCGGTGATACGGAGGGAAGGAGTTATGGGTTTGATGTTTGGGATCCACTCCAATGGGGGCAGGATCCCTATGGAATCTACGAGGGTGTAAATTTTGCGGGAGAAAATAGAAATTGCGCAGATGAATATGGAAACCAAGGTAATTATTGCTGGGAGGGTTTAGATGCTACGTATGGTACGGGTGAATTTTCACAAACACACGAAATCAGGTTAGGCATGTTTGCTAATGGGGATGGTGAAGGTGATGATGGTGATATTCCTAATGGTCACCCTTGTAATAATAGATATCACAAAATATGTGGCCAGTGTGATTCTGAAAATAATACTACTAATTTTAGCGGAAGTTATGCAGATAAAAAAGTTTGTAAAAGAGAATCTATAAGGTTTGAATTTAGAAGAGTAGATATAGAATCTGGATTAGTTACAAATATTGGTATTATCCCAGAAGAGTTTGATCCTAGAGGTTGGGCAAAGCATGATGGTACGCATGGAGGTATAAGAATAAAAATATTAAAACCAGGAGTGATCTCGGGTGGAGAGGAGATTGAAATAGAAGAGGATAGAGCTGTTTGGGAAACGGAACCAAAAGAAGATGTAGGATTAGATTTATACTACGAGGCTACACATGCACTACCCATGAAATTAAAGGAGGGTAATACATTATCTTATGCGCCTTTAAAATCTAGAGTATTTATTGAGAGGACGAATCCTTCTACTGGAGCTTTGATTATAGATGATTTAACTATCCACCCAACAACAGGCGCTTTATATAAAGATGTAATGGTGGGAGGCGCAGAATACCTAGAAGACGATGTAATTATGTAGCGCCTACAGGTGGGGAAAACTGTACGTATGTACCTCAAACTTCTTATACTGGTATAAATTTACAATACACTGCACTTACTAATACTATAACTTTATCAGATACATCAGATTTGGTTAATGGTATGAATATCACTCACCCTGATTTACCATCTGGTTTATTTGTTGGTTTTAATGATGGTGTAGTAACTATAGGTGGGTGGCCTATAAATGCTAACGCTTGGTTTAATAATGCTAATGCAAGTGTAACTAATATTACGTTAACTAATCCTACTAGTTATTATAAAATAGATAAAGATGTTTATAAATATAAAGTGACACTCGGGTGGCACAATTGTTATTCATTTGGTAATGGGGTTGAATCAGATAGAATTAGAGATGATTTTAACGCAATGACTATGACTAACGGCGTTAGAGCAAACGCAACTTTAGATAGACCTTATAGAGAAGAACACAAAGGGAGTGGATTGATTTATTCTGGACTTTATAATTCTTCAAGTGGGATTAATAATCTAAGC